CCTTTAGTTAACATACTTAGACAGAAATGTCTGCGTATACATATATAACGCTTTAAAGACACATTTCGTTGACAGACAATTTAGCCAAAAGAAAGGGCACCGAAGTGCCCAATCTAACTGCGACGAAACTTGTTAATAGCCTGCTAATTCTCTAATACGTGCTAGTTCTGCAATCTGTGGATCTTGTTGTTGTGGCGCCATACGCTCGACCATTTTGCGAGCAACCATTTCTGCCTGTTCACCAAACTTCTTGCCTACCATAATCACAACGCCTTCTGGACCTTTAGGGAATGTGCCTGAATCTTTATCGTAGAAACTATGAATGAATTCTGCAAGTTCTTGCACATTCATTTTGGATTGCATGCCTTTTTGTGCCAGTGCTCTAGCACTATCTTGACCTGTACGGTTTGGATTGTTGGGCTTTTTAAAATTTGACTTTTCATCATCATCAGTATCCCATGGAGGAGAATTGCCATCATCTTTTTTAGGGTCAGCTTCATCCATGCCCAGTTCTTTTTTTCTACGTGCTAGACCAGCAGAACTAGTCGGTGATTTAGTTCTTTCATCTTCAAGATCCTTCAAAGTCATTGGATCATCACCTTTCTGCTTGCGTAGATATGCAGGAACATCACTTTTATTTGGACCGTCAGCCTGCATAGATTCCTGTGGTACTGGTTCTTCTGCAGGTACTGCAGCGGCTGCTGGATCAACTGCTACTGGTTCTTCTTCCGGAGCAGTTTGGTCACCTCCTTGGGCTGCTTCCGGCTCTGTTACCATATCACCAAAATCCAACTGCTCCAATATTTCCGGAGCATTGAGTTGTAGCCAACTCTGTACCTGTTCGCGCATGTCTGTGTCAGCATCTTCAACTGACAGTTCTTTGATTCTTTTGAAAAGCTCAGGATCTTCAATTATGCCTTTGAGACTTTCTATAGCATTCGTGCCATCTACACCTGCTGGAAAAGGTTGGCTGACCAATTCCTGTAGTCCCTGTAGTGCTGCTGCCTGTTCATCTGGATCTGCTGAAGTAATAGCAGATGCTTCTCCAAGACCCATAACCCATGATTCAAACTGATCAAATGGATCGTAGGCATCTTCACTTACTTCAAGATCTTCGTTGGCTATTTCTTCTTGTGTCATTGCGACTATGTCGTCGTAGCCTATGGTGTTTCCTTCTTTCATTAGTCTGTACAACACAGGAAACACTGATGCGATATCTTCTTTGAATGATTTTACAGTGAATTTTTCTTTGAAATCTTCTACCACGTCCTGTGGAATTTCTTCACTGTCATAGGCCTGGAAGTTTTCTTTATATGCTTGATAATGGCTCTGCTTGCTCAGCGCCTTGATCTGCTCACGCAATTGATTTAGATATGTGGTTGATCTTTCCACAACTGAATTAGTGTCTGAGTTCATTAGATCGTTGCGTACCACATAGTTGCCGAAACTCTTTAACTGTGCAATTTCTTCGCTCATGCCAATGATGCTTTTGCCTAGATCATCATAAGGAACACCGCCGTTGGCCACATGTCGCTGCATGGCTCTTGCGCCTGCTAGGTGGATGAACGGATATTTAAATCTCTCACCGTCTTGATTTTCCACAAACAATGCGCCTATGTGACGTGTTCTTGCACCTGGTTGATTTTCATCCATGACCGCTTGGTTGTGTTTGATAATCAATCTAGTATCCATTAATTTTTGGTAGCTCACGGTTCTGCTACCATACATGTTGCTTTCTGCCATCATACTTTCTCCGACTGGTTTTTGTATAGTGTTCTGCTTGGTCTGCTTGGGCTGTGAGTTCTGCACCAGAAATTCGTAGTCCCTGCGATCTAGATTGTCTTTGGCAATGTCTCTGGTGTCGAAACTCAGCAGTCTGCGTTTAGCGAACTGGCGCAGTTCTTTGAGAAACCCGTACCAATTGACCTTTTGTTTTTCATCCATGCCTTCAGAAATACCATGACTGAAATATACCTTCATTGAGTTGGGTTCTGCTAGACTGATACTGACATGTCCTATAGGAGTTTTTCCTTCCATATAGTCAAAATCGAAGAAGCGGGCTTCTTCGGGATTGATGGTGATTTCTCCGGTTTCCGCGCCTAGTTTAAGGCCAGAAAAACGGCTGCGTACCTTGTAGAATAAATCTGTTGCTATATTATTTCTTGCGTCCATAAGTATATTTATCAAAGGCCCATGCTAACAAAGATTGGCATAGGCATGCTTTCTTCGGAGACTTTTTCAGTCATTTTATCGTAGATCTGCGGATCCCAGTCAGCCAGCACGTCTGCCATGCGTATGATTAACAGTGTGCTGGATACAAGATCGTCGTGTTCACCGCTTTTGGCCTTGAACCCCAATCCGGTGGCCACAAAGGTCTTGAGTTCTGAGATCAGAGGTTTTGATTTTAGGCTCATTTTATTAGTTTCGATGAGATTTTTCAACTGGCTGCAGGCAGTGATCTTTGAACGATGTGTAGTGTTGAAACCTTTGCGGAACTTGCGTATGTGGCCTTTGCGTATAGGTTCACTGAGAAACAGTCCGTGGAAGTTTTCTTCGCCTATGTCATTGATCACTATCAACGCAGCTTCACCGAGACTGTTGTTTTCCACTGAGTAGTAGATCTGCGGAACGCCGCCCTGTTCTTCTCCGCGATTGTGTATGTATCTCAATATTTCTCTCATGTGTTTGACCTGCTGCTGTACCGGAGTTTGATTGTGATGCCATTCTGCTACTTGAGTCATTGTAGGCATTTCGTAGACCTGTATGGCGCCATAGTCTCCACCAGTGCCTAGGCTGGGATCTAGAGCTACTAGATACGTGGCCTTATAGTCTATGTCCTTGTACCAGCGTGTTTGCCCCATGGTCATTACAGGATCCGACCCTGCAAGCTCAACCAGTTTCACCGAGTTAATCAGAGTCTCATCAAAGATCAAGAACTCACATTCAAACTCACGACGGAAACGTTCTTCACCAATTTTAGATCTTTCTTGGTTGGCCCAGGCATCATCTCGATCTGGGTGCTCTGACCAATGAGCTGTATATGAAGCAAATCCGTTTTGTCCTACTTCAGCTTCGTTGCCAAATTCGTCGAAACGCTTGTTGGCTTCGGCCCAGATTAACGCAAACTGATCTTCGTCTGAGTTAGGTGTTGATGTAATTATACACTTACCACCAGTGGCCAGTGTAGGGCTCAATGCAGTCCAGAACTCTTTGGCTTTTTCAGGTGGCTGCACAAACGCAAACTCATCACAGTATATTAGAGAAAGAGATTTACCACGGCCTGTGTTTTCTGTGGTAGTAGTGGCCTGTATTCTTGCACCATTGTCATACTCGATGGTGTTTCTGTTATATGAATAGACTCCTGCACGAATAAAGTCCGGTAGATTTTCGTAGCCAAATCGATATCTATCCATGATGTCTTTGGCACCTTCATATTTGTGTGCAGCTATCAATACCTGACAGTCTGGTATAAACATGGTATACCATAACAGATAACCAGTGGCACAGGTGGTCTTGCCCATCTGGCGAGGTAGCATGGCTATACACTGTCTATTGGCATGTATAGATTCTATCAGCCTTTCTTGATATTCGTAGGGTTCAAAATTAATAGCGCCACGAGTTGGATGCTGTATCTTTAAAAAATTGGTGCAGAAGTACAAAGGCCCTGTAACAGGATCTAAGCAGGCTTCAAGATGCTTGACCTCATCCATTGTGTATTTGGTCTGAGCGTGAGCTTTCTTGATTAGTACGCCGTCTAAGGATTTTGACATATGTTTATTTAATGAAAAAAATAGGCTCCGGAGAGCCTATTTGGTTTGTTAGTTTTTATTAACTATCAATGGTTTCTGCTGCATCAACCAATGTTACAGCCACATCTTTGTAAATGTCTGCAAGTGTATCAGGAAGTGTAACAGTTAATGATTCTTGGATCTCAGCACCTTGCGTACCATCGTATACTCTCATACTCTTAACATGGTTGGTTCTGCCAATAGCCTGCCCAATTTGATAGCGTAGAGCCTTGGCAGTTGTGTCCACGGTGATTGTTCCATCTGTGGTTGCAGTAAATTGAAACGGTGTTCCAATTTCTGCTCTTGTCCCACCTAATACGCCCTCTGTTGTGCTTGCAGCCGCTGCACCTGCACGATCATATCTCACTGTGAATGTTACTGCTGTTGGTTGATTGGCTGCATCGGTTGCACCGCCACTAGTAAACTGCACGTCTTGAATCTGTGCATCCGCGTATTTTTGTAGATTTTCAATAATGGCCAAGAAACGTTGGTGTCCTCGTGCCACACGGCGACCGATTGCTAATGTAGTTGGCTTGGTAGTAAATGCACTGTGGTCTTGTGGGCATACCGCACCGTTGTCATTGCCGTCTGCTGTAGGATATACACCTGCTCCGCCACCTATCGTAATTACAACTTGGTAAAATTCTGGTCTTAGTGACTCAGTTGAAATTTTAAATCCTGACATTATTTCGCTCCTTTAGCTTCTGCCAAACGTTGCATAAGTTCTGCACGTATACCAGCACGTAGTTGTTCTTTGCTTTCATAAGCGCCAGCTGCCATAGGATTGTCACCACGATATGGCTTGCCACTGAAACTTTTCTTTGGTCTGTTTAGATCATCACCTTTGTTCATCACATCAGCAATGGTGTTGTAGTCTGGCTCACTACCACCTACGCTGTTGCCGAACGCTTCATCTTTGTCTTTTTTCTCTGCGTCGTGATCATCCATGTCGTGATCGCCATCGTCATCTTGATCAAGACCCTTGGGAATATCATCACTTGGTTCATCTTTGTCCATTTCTCCGCCTGGCATATCATCGTTGTCTGAGTCTAGATCTGGCAACATTTTTAAAGGCCCTTTGTCTAGGTCGCCTAGCCCACCTAGTGGAGGCATGCCTGCGGGTTTGTCCATAGGCTCAATACTGATACTTGGTGGCATCATTGTGGACATCGCTGGTTTATCCATGCTTGGATTCACCTTGGTAACCAGTTTCATTAATGACTCAATGTTGTCCATGCCCTGAGCATTTAGATTTATGCTCATTGTAGGTGGCGGTGTATCTGGCTTTGACGGAGTCATGCCCATTGGCGAAGACATAGGTGGTGCCATTGGTGCATCCATGCCACAACCTCCTTCATTAGTAGGTTGATCCAGTTCACGCATGCGTGCCATTAATTGATTGAAATCCATGTATTAACTCCCTAAGGCGCTTCGAGCACCTGCTTTATCTTGTTTGCCCTTGGGCAGTTTGTATTCTACGTTGATGCCATCCTTCTTGCGATCTTTGGCAGCTCTGTTTAAATCTTTTAAGAAACTCTTATTGAAATCATCACCAAAATAGTCTTTGTGTTTGATTTTACCTGTGCCTTTTTCCATATCCTGTTCATCTAACAGTGCATCTCCTGTAGGCTCGTTATCCATGATCAGTTGATCTATTTCTGTTGGTTCACCGCTGCCGCGTACACGAACACAGTCTTCGTTAACACCAGTCCCTTTGATCATATCTGCGATTTCCGGAGGAGTTACTGGGTATTCTGTAATCACTTCGAATACCGTGACTTCCATGTTGGACTTGTCCGGAAAATCTAACGGAAACTTTTGTATAGGGGTTGTGCTCAGCTTTTCAAAGGTCACTACCTTGCAGCGTTCTAGTTTGGTCTTGAGACTTTCCTGAAAATTCTCAGGAATTTCGCCAGCAACTTTGACCTTGAAGCTGTAGATTTTTTTGTTTTCAGTGAGATATTCTTTAAAAGTTTTCATACTTGTATTTATGCTTTTCCGCTTAATTTTTTCAGTAGCTCATTGCGGTCTGTGATCACGTATGCTGCACCGTTGATTACTCCGTCTTGTTCATTGCCTGCGTCATTGTCTATTTTCAGCTTCTTCAGCTGTAGATCTACGCTTTTGAGTTTTTTATCTATCTTGTTGGTTTTAGCAGTGATAGCATTGCCCATCATGCTGGCCGCAACCTCAAATATGCGCCCTGCATAACGCACTTCTACGTTCATGCCTAGGTCCATTAGATCGTCATAGGCAGCTTCTGCTTTTTTGGCCAGCTCATCTAGCTCTCGATCGTCTAGTTCGTCTAGCTCTTTGATCTGGGGTAGTCCTCGAGTAATTTCTACAACTCTATTGTAACTATCATCTAGGCTCTGTACCTGTTCATGCGTGGGCACTTCAATCGGAACTTCTACTGTGTTCTCTGTGGCTTCGAGATTTAACAATTCTTCAAGTCTTTTGGTCATATCGTACTTATCTTCGTTTTGTGCCTTGATGGAAAATATCTGTTTCGTTAATCACACGAAATTTTATGTTCTGCTGCTTACACCAAGCATTGGCAGCTTCCCATTTGGCCATGTTTTTCACATACTGCTGTTGATTGTATTGACTCTTGCCTACAGCTTCTCTGAAGGTATGATTAGAAGGTTTAACCTCTACAACTTCTGCATGTTTAGAGCCATTTTTGTCTTGATACACCACAAAGAAATCAGGTACGTATATGGTACTGCGACCAGTAAGGGGATCCCTGTAAGGTATCTTGATACTTTCGCTGGCCCAGTTCTGTACTCCGGGATGCTCATCTAACATTCTCATAAACACAAATTCCCAGCTGCTGCGAGCCAATGGAGTCTTTAATCCTACATATTTGGCAGGGTTTTTCATTTCAAATTTACCCTGTGCAAATTTTCCCATTATGCAGCTATGTTTCTTGATTGTACAGTTGGTTTCACATCAGTAGTTCTGAAACCTAAAAGACTGGTTGGCACTCGATTGTTGTTTAAAATCTCTCCTACCAGTTGACTTAATGATTTAGATGGAAATCCTTTCAATGTGTCTAGAATCTGCGAGATAGGAGTGGCGTCAATTTTGGCCTGACGAAGCAGTGTCATGGCCACTGTGGCTGCTGCGTCTGTGTCAAATCCGGCAGCAGTGAAAAAACTCACAGCGACCGTAACGTCATTGGCTGGAAACTCTAATGCAGCTTCGCCGTAGGTGTCGAAATACAGTTTTGTGCCTGCGGCACTGTCTTGTATTTCAAATGCTGGGAGATTAGTCGCCATATTATGCTACGTCCCCAGGTCCCGGAGGGAAATCTCCTACTAGTGATCTTTGAGTGGCAGTGGTAGCGGGGGCCTGCGTTGCACTTCTTGGAAACACAGCTCCTACTACTCCGCCGACAGTGCTAATAGCTGAAGATATATTTCCTGGATCACTGAGTATATTAATGGCTTCTGATTTTAACTGTGCCGGGGTCAATGATTTAATATTTTTATAGGTGTTGATGCTGGCTATAGCAGTGCTTAAGAATCCACCAGGACTATCGAATACTGCACCGGATCCAAGGTTGCCAAATATCTGTTCTAGACCGTCTAAGACTCCGCCTTCTCCGGTCAATGTTGCCACACCGCCACCTGCTACAGATAAAGGACTTGGCACAGAATCATAGTGCAGTGTGGCAAATCCCTTAGGACTACCATAGGACACCTGACCTGCTGAATATTTGACCGATTCATATTCCAAGGACATGGTGCTTTCTGCAAATTCACTAGCAGCATAATCCATATTGCCATGACTCCAAGATTTAATCCTTGGATTAATTAATGTATAACCTAAAAATCTTCTACGTGCCATGGTATAAATGCTAACAGATTTAAAGAAGCCTGTTGATACATTATTATCCATGCCGTAACGAAAATTATCTTTACCGGTATTGGTTGGACGGTATTTCAGACCGCCTTCAAATGCAGCAGCAGGCAATTGTCTGTCAGCAATATAGTACCCGTAATAAACTGCCCACATAGCACTCACGACTCCGGTAGCATCATCATGCATGGTTATATTCACCGGTTCGTAGTTAAAATTTTTATATATTATTCTTTTTCTATTGTACTGATTTTTTACAACACTGTCAAAATTATATTTTGGTAGCTCTGCTGTTTTGACCAATAGGCCAATTTCTTCGTGATGTTTGTTGCTGAACGCAGGAGCTTTTATAGCTGCCTTATCTATCTCAAATCTTACATAATAGTTAAATTTTGTGCGAGGAGCCAGCCTCATGTTACCGTCTATAAACAGCTTGGTAGCATGACTGTAATTGGACATGTTACCTTTTGGGGTTAACAATCCTTGAGCAGCTCCATTTAGAAATCTTGTGAAATAATTTGCCATACAAATATTTATGCCACAAAAAAAGCCCCCTTAGGAGGCTTTTTGTTTTTGCTGTTATTACGGAGTACCGGCACCAGTAACTGCGTTACCTATTCCCCTAACTACTGCTGCGCCTATACCTTCGACGTTACCGGAGGCTGCTATTCCGTTAAACTGTAACAAGTTATCGTAAGCGATAGTTATAGCCACAGTCATGTGTTCGTTGGTTGAATAATTAGCATCACCGTAATCTACGTTTTGTACAAAACATCCGACTAATTCAAAAGTTTCTAAAGTTGCATTAACTAACCCGCCATTGCCGCCGTCGAGAACTTCGATTTTCGTTGTAAATTTATAATTAATACCTGACCGTGCAGATGCCTGTTCTGCAAAATCGTATTGTTTCTGGATCTGTTGTCCTACAAGTTTTTGTACCTGCCCGCTGGCATCATCACGCAAGGTCAGAGTGATGTTTTCCAGTGTGTATCTTCCAGCCAGCTTGACCTTGGAGTTATAGACATCTAGAGTCATTTCTTCAAATGATACTTTGGGTCTAGTTACGTCCTGAACCTGTTTAGTTAGTTCAGTTGATCCGGCAACACCAAATCCCAACAGTGTAACTCTAAAGCGATATTTTAATTTAGGCATCAACAACACCTGTGTGCTGCCAGCTGCGTTGGTAGTTGGAATACCTAAATTATTCAGTGATGTAATTGCCATTTTTAAATTTCTCCTGTGTTCTTGACACGTAACGGAATGTAAATGAACTCAATCGCCTTCACAGGTTCAATTGCGATATCAACGTACAGTTCGTTTCGATCTATTCTCGACGGAGTGTTGTTGCTTTCGTCGCAAACAACCGCAAAGTCGTAGAGTGCTCTTAGTCCCACTAGCTCTAATAATAGACTTTCTACAGCTTGTTTTATTTCATCACGTGTAATTTGATCGTTAGGCTCAAATATATAAGGACGAGCTAGTTTGTTCAACTGGCTGCGTAGGTATACCACTAGACGTGCTACGTTGATACGATCTAGTGCTGAAGCATTTCTTGCACGAGTCTTTTGACCATGTGCTACCAGTCCTATTCCGTTAAAGAATGGGATTGGGTTAACTTTTAGATCATACAGTGTATCACGCTGCCCTTCATTTAGAGCAACTGTTTGAAACTCGCCTGTAGCAGCATCTATAAAGCCCACTGCTGTGGCATTGGTAATTCCGCCTCGGCGTGTTCCTGCTGGAGCAAACCATGGAAAGCTGACATTGTCACTGAGTGTGATAGTTTTCAGCATCATGTGGCTGGCTGGAACCACTGCAGGAGAACCGCTGAGATCAGTAGTAAATCCATTTGGATAATAAACTGCACAATACTCATCATATGTAACAATGCCGTCATCACCGTTGTCTGTGACTAGGTTGGCATTTGAGCCCCAAGTAGTTAATGATGTTGCATCTGCTGCCAATCGCAATGGAGTATCACCTACCACAAACGCAGTAACACCGCGATCAATGTTTAGGTTTACTAGGTTGCTCAACAGCTCTGGATAACCAGGAGCAGCTATGATATTGAAGTTACGGCGTTCTTCGTCACGTATTTCTTGACTGGTATCAACCACACTCTTCAAGGCCTGTGTTACAACCTTACGCTGTGCTTTGCGACCAAATGATCCTGAACCATCTTCATTGTTGCCACTAGCTGTGGTCCAACGGTCTGTGGCATAGTTTTCCATACTTTCACCGCTTTGGAATGCGCCGCCTGTTAGAGTAGATGTTCCGGTTCTTGGATTATCAGCAGTAGTATCGATATAGCTGTTTTGATACTGTTTAACGTTACCACCACTGCGACGCAGATTCCATAGCAGCATGCCTTTTGGATACAGTGCTGGATCCGGTGCATCTGGGTCTAAGAAACTGTTAGTAATTAGATCTTCTATGGTGCTGGCCACTGTTGAAGTACCTGCGGTATTCCAACGTGCATCTGCAAACAACACACCTTCTTCTGTGGTTTGATCTGCTTTGTCCACTAGTTCCCAACGCTGTGCAAGATCAGGTATATCACTCAAGTTGGTATTGTATCTGTAAATGGTTGGAAAGTTTTCTAGATCTGCTGTGCTGATCCATATATCACCATTGGCTGTAGTCCCTTGCTTGTAGGGATTAGAAGCAGCTACGATAGGTAGATATCCATTTCTCAATGTTGCTGTAGCTGCTTCATAGTAAGGTGCTGTCAGCTGACGATAGCCAACCCATGTGTTTCCGTTGTGTACCATTAGATCCACTTCTGAGAAATTAGGATTGTACCATAACTGCCCGTCTTGTGGTTCGTTCACTGGAGCATCACCGGAGGCAGCGAATCTTGGATCCGAAGCTGCTAGTGGTTTCCATCCAGAAGCTAGATAGCCTCCGGTAGCAGTTTCTGCTGCGTAGAAGTTTTCTGTACCTGCTAGTGTATCTATGTTGTAGGCAGTGAAAGTGCTGGCTATTGGTGTACCGCCAGTATCTACTAGTCTAAAATCTCCACCCAGTATGTGACTGATAATCAGTCTGTTAGATGTTAGGCTGACTTCTGTAACAGAAGCCACAATGTTGGTAAAGCCAGCTGCATTGATAGCCGCTGCCATTAGTTCTGCATCTGCGCTGGTATTGACTGCTGTGAATGTTATTGTTTTCGCAGTGTCTAGAGCAAGTGTGGTTTTTAGTGATTCACTAATGGTAAATGTTTTAGTACCCGAAGATCCTAGCGTACCAGCTTTGATAATGTTGCTAGTGATACTAGTAGCTGCACTAATTGCTGTGTTTCTACGCCATAGTCTAAATGTAGCTGTAGCAGGTGTTGTGTCAAAGCCCGATGTTTCTTTGGCATTGGCCTGTGTGAACAATGCATCTTCTGGAATACCTGCTCCACCACCACTGCGATCTAGATAGTATAGTGCTGCTGCAGTAGTGTCATAGATAGGTGCTTCATAGCTGACCCATGACAGTGTTGCTGAACTCCAACGCTTGGCTCTCCAACGAGCACCGTTATTAGGTTCTGTAGTTTTAATCCATACACTGCCGGTGGCTGCTCCGCCTACTGTTCCGGAGTTATCTGCAAGTTTAAACGTAGGTATTGATGTGTGAGGTTGCTGTGCTAGACGAGGATTGAGATATGTTCCTGCTGTCAATCCAACATTACTCAAAGGAGATGTTCCGGCCGCTATTATAATTCTGCCATCTGCTCCGGTTGAATCGTCAGTGGAACTTGTTTCACCATTGGAATAAATGTACAATCTACCGCTAATGGCCTGTGCGCTGACTCCTTGAATAGTGCCGCTGTTGATAGCCGAGGCCACTGCTGTAGTGGTTCCTGTGCCACTGATTAAACTGCCGTTTACATAAAAATCGTAAGTCACAGAAGTATTAACTGGTGAGCCGCTAACTGTAGGCCAGCTAGACTGCCATTCGTTGGATCCAACAAGGACCCATTCACCTGCATCGACTGCAGCTACATCGCCGTTAGACGCCGGAGCACCAGGACTCTTATAATATATTCTAGCATATTCTTCTTCTGCACCAAATGAAGTGTCACCTTCTACAGTTCGAAATACAACTGCATAGTCACCGATCTTACCTACTCCTTCTTTTGGAGCATTGCCTGTGATCTTAGAGGGAAAATCTGCGTCTGTGAGTACAATTGGCACCTTGTATGTGAATTTCTGGCCGCCTACAACGGTAGCGGCAGCGCCGTTCCACTCTTGAACACCCCAGGTTGTGGCCTGTGTATCAATCCACCACTGGCCGTTATTGGGATTCGCTCCCGGAGCGTCAGTCTGTGCTTCTAGTTCATCTAGGTCAATATCTGCTCTTACAATAAAAGCAGCATTGCTTACACCTAATAAACTGTAGGCTGTAAGCAGTCCGTATTCGTTGCGCTCTGAACCATGTACAGGAGTAGCACTGGCTGTTTTCTCAAAGAACGGAACACCAAATGTTTCTGTTAGTTCACGCTGGCTGGTTATCTTAAAGGCCTTGCCAACATTGGCCGCTGTGGTACCCAATGCAGTGCCTGTGCCTGCTCCATTGGTTTTATCTTGCGCTGTTGCTACTACGATAAGAGGTGTAGTACCAGGTTCTGCTGGTGTATAAAAACTCTCGTCGATTACCGTAACTTGTACGCCTGGTGATTGTAGTGCCATCCCATTTTCTCCTGGTAATAGTTGCTCATAATATTTAGCCGTGCGCAACAAAAATGGATGGTTAATACAAGGTCAAAAGGGGTGGAAAAGGTACAGAAGCGTTAAATATCTGTATGCGACCATTATGCAAGTGCGGTGCAAGACCCTGTGCTGTGAACTACAAGAAAAATTCCAAGACCTATTACAGAAGTCTTTGTGAAATCTGTTTGGCTCATGGTGTATATACAGGAGTACCACGGTGGTTACGCAGTGGCTATAAGATGAAATCTCAATGTGAGAAATGCGGATTCAGGTCGCCGCATGCGGAAGTATTTAGGGTGTTTCACATGGACGGCAATCTAGACAACTGCCGTCCTGCGAATCTAAAAACTGTATGTTTAAACTGTGCTGGCGTTTTGAGCAAAGAGGGAGTCACTTGGCGTCAAGGTGATCTCGTTGCTGACTATTGATTTCACTGTGTCGTAGAGCTCATCTATGCTGTGATCGTTAATCAAGACATGATCAAACTCTGTGCCTACCCAAGCAGTTTCCGAAGCATGTATTTTACGCATTTTGAGATCTTGGTGTGCCCAATTATAGCCTTGATTAGCTGCCACAGCAGTGTCATACCACTCAGGTAATGGACCACGTTGTACCCAGATGATTCTGCCACCTGCATTACGTATACTGGAGATTTCATTAGGAAAACGGCAGTCTGAGATTACCACATGATCCTGTGAATTTCGTAGTTTGTTTTCTAGGCTGGCTATCCATATGTCATCATGGAAGGATTTTCTACAGACTTCTGTGCCCCAATATTGCAGGACCCATCGAGGAGTCAGTGTAGGCATGTCCAGTCGTTTGGCCCACCACGGATCCACCTGCTCTCGCCATTCACGTGCGGCTTTGGTACGACCTTCCAGCATGGTTCTGTCCCAACCAAATACTGCTGCTACCGCATCTTTCAGTGTGCTGGCAAATGATTCTCGTCTAAATTCGTGAAAGTTAACCAGATAGTCTGCGACTGTGTCCTTGCCGCTGCCAATAAAACCACATACCCCTATAATCATAAATGTCTCCTTACAAAGACAGTATACTATAGATCAATCACGGAGTCAAGAGTTTTTAGCCAATTACGAAAGAATATCCACTGCCGCCTGGTACCAGTTTCATTAGATCATCCACTAGTTTTTCCATTTCTGCAGTAGCTTCAGTTTTCATAGCAGCACCGTTGAGACCCGATCCGCCCTGTGGTCCTGCTATCTGTGCGAATTTTTCGCGAGCCTGGCCCAGCATCATCTTGCAGTTGGCCAAGGTATAGTCCTTGATCCACTGTCCAGAATACACGTCATCTATGATGGCAAAGTCCGGTTTGGTGTTATAGACCTGTAGCATCACTGACTCTTCGCCCCTAGGTCTTTGGTGTATGATCAATTTATGGCTCTGCGGATGCCATGTGAAGTTTATAAAAGACCCAAACATCTTACCTACCAGTTCTTGATATTGTGAGAATAATTCATATGTGGCTAATCCGCCCATGTTAGTAGAACTTAACAAATAGGTATTAGAGTAGGCCAAGTTAAATGGTTCGAATACTGTGCCGCCTGTTCCGTTACCCGTTCTAGATCCCACGCTTCGACGGAATATCTGACGAACCTGTTGTATTTCTTTGGGCAGGATATAATCGTTGATGCTTTCAGTTAGTGTTAGAAAACAATAACTTTCTTCCACAGCGTTGTCGCTGCGCTGTCGAAATACCGCTAGGCTGCGGTTAAGTGCTGTTTCGTAGTGTATAGGGTCTAGTTCTATATCGATCATGCCGTCGCCCAGCATGGCCTTACAGTAGTCGAAAACCTGTTGTTTTGCTTGATCAGTTGTGCTCATGATAGTATTTATCGCAGCGGTAAATATATGACTATGCCAAGACTCAGTCTCTACCGGCCTCAAAAAGGCAATGATTATAAATTTATCAATAATACCGTTTGGGAAATGTTCCAGGTTGGCGGCACAGATGTGCTGGTGCACAAATATCTTGGCCCTGATGCTGCGGTACAGGGCAACACGCCTTCTACTCCCACATATAACACAGACGATCCCTTTAACATACAGGATCTATTGTTCTTAGAAAATCGTGATCGTAAATATGATCCAGACGTTTATCTGCTGAGAGGTGTGTATAATCTTTCAGACATAGATTTCAATCTCAGCCAATTTGGACTGTTTCTGCAGAACGACACTATTTTTATCACTTTCCACATCACAGACACTGTGGAAAAGATTGGTAGAAAAATCATAGCAGGTGATGTGATAGAACTGCCGCATCTCACAGACGAGTATGCTCTAAATGATCTGCAGTATGCGCTGAAAAGATTCTATGTCATAGAAGAAGTTAGTAGAGCTGCGGAAGGATTTTCTGTGACATGGTATCCACATCTATACAGAGCCAAATGCAAACCATTGGTAGACAGTCAAGAATACAAACAGATTCTAGACGGTATCGCCAACACAGACTCGGATCGTGGCGCCTACAATGCTGACATCACATACTATCCTGGAGATATTGTTACAGGCACAGACGGCAAGAAATATCAAGTAACTCAAGAAGTCACTGGAATAGCACCGCCAGGTTCATTAAATAATCCCTACTATGTGATTGCCGACACGCTGAAAGATATCATATCAACCTACAACAAAGAAATGCAGATCACTTCAGCTGTGTTAAATCAAGCAGAAGCAGATGCTCCTAAGAGTGGATATGACACCAGCAAGTTCTATACCTTGCAGAGAGCAGAGGATGGCACAGCAGAATTAACTTCTGTAGATGCCACTGCGGTGACCGTGGATACTGAGACGCAGGCCACTGACGTAAATGGCACACCGTTGGTTGATACAGACGGCAATCCTATCTACGCAGGACAGACTGCTAGCTCAGTGTTAATGCCTGCAGACCGCGATGGCTATAATGGATATCTAACCAAAGATGGTGTGCCACCTAACGGTGCTCCATTTACTGCAGTGAATTTAGCTACAGGTATAGCGTTCCCTATCAATCCCACTGTGGGACAGTTTGCTCTTAGAACTGACTATCTTCCCAACAGACTGTTTAGATTTGATGGCAGACGTTGGACTAAATTTGAAGACAATGTGCGTATGACCATGAACAATCTCGGAGCCAGTGATGTAGCCGTAGGTGGCACCTATGCTGGTAAAGATATTCGTCAGACACAAAAGGCCACATTTGTGAATAATACTACAGTTACTACTATAGATGGACATGAGACAGAAGAAAAACAGAGCCTTACCAAGGCACTTAGACCACAGGCGGACGAATAATGGATTTTTTCTATGACGGGCAAATAAGGCGCTATGTCACGCAGTTCATGCGTGTGTTCATAGGTTTCAAATACAAGGCAGGCAATGGTGATGAGATCAGTGTGCCTGTGAGCTACGGTGACATGACCCGCCAGGTAGCTGCCATAATCAAAGAAAATTCAGAAAATAAAATGCCGTCAGTGCCCAAGATCAGCTGTTATATCAGTGCTCTAGAAATGGATACGTCACGGCTCAGTGATCCTACATTTGTTTCTAAGGTACATGTAAGAGAACGTAGATTCACAGATGCTTCGGGAACTAGAGAATATCAAAATGCGCAGGGTGGCAACTACACAGTAGAAAGACTGGCACCAACACCTTTCAAGATGACCATGAAAGCAGACATATGGACTTCGAACACAGATCAAAAACTGCAGTTATTAGAACAGATTTTGGTATTGTTTAATCCCAGTTTGGAACTGCAGACCACAGATAATTATCTAGACTGGACTAGTCTCAGCACCTTGTATCTTACCAGCACTAATTTTACTTCTAGAACTATTCCTGCCGGTGCAGAAAGTGAGATAGATGTTTGTACTTTAGATTTTGAAATTCCAATCTATATCACTGCTCCTGCTAAAGTGAAAAAATTAGGTATCGTACAGACTATTGTTTCAAACGTGTTTATGGATAGCGGCGATATAGTGGATCTAGAAAGTTTAGTATATAATCGTGCAAAAGGTGCATTTACCACAACCACTAATAGATACCGTGTGCTGCTGTTTAAATCTAATACTGGAAATCTTACAGATAATCAGTACGACCTCACACTGGTCAATCCTGACGCAGCAGTTCTCTCATTGGGACTAGATGCTCAAGAATATAAAAATGGTGAGCCTATAGAATGGGATCGTATCCTAGAAGTACAAGGCGGATATGTTGCAGGCAGCGATGTGTTTTTTCTCAAAGAGGATGACAGTGAAATCGTTGGTACATTTGTGATCAATCCTTTAGATAGGACTGTGTTATCGGTGACACTGGATCCGGATACTTATCCTGCCAACACTGATATTGAAAGCGCAATAGAAACTAGAGGTACCGTAGATGCTATTATCGATCCCTATAAGTACAATCCATTAGAAGTATATGGCAGTTATACAGCGATACCGATAGGCTTACGATTCCTCATGTTAGAGGATGTCAACAACAGTGCTAATCGTGGAGGATTCATCGAATACCCAAGCAATCCTGCAGACAGCACCAACATACCTTATCGCGGACCCCAGGCATGGAGAGACCCCAGTAACAACGACTCGTCGTGGGAAAACCAAGATGGTACAGACCCTATAATCAAAGCAAACTCAATTATAGAATGGTCGGGATCTACCTGGTCTACGATATGGGATCCCGATGATAATACTTTACAAGATGCTGCTGTTGCTGGCCAAGATTTCACAGCGACCTATATCCAAAACATACGTACAGGTATCAAATACAAGTGGGATGGAGAACAATGGCTCAAGGCCTTTGAAGGGGAGTATGCGCCAGGACGTTGGAACTTTAGGTTGATCTGACACTAAGTACACAGATGCAACAGCGTGCCGGACTACTATTCTTAGCTAAAACCACAGGTAGAATTCTGCTGATTCTCGAGGATCAACGATGGACTGTGCCCACCTTCGTAAGATCGGGACCGTTATTGGAAGATGCCGAAAATCTGCTAGACGAGTACACTACCGGTAGGATTCTACCTATTGAATTATATCTGTCAGAGGACCGAGGGTTTGAATACGGTACCTATGTGTGTGTGGTGGATCAAGAGTTTTTGAACTCTGCTGTAAGGACTGTATGCTGGGCCGATCTCGATGACCTCCCCAAACAACTGCATTTGGGTTTAAAAACCACACTAAACAATCAAGTGATCAGAATTAAAATCGAAACTATTATGGAGTTAGAAAATGTCAAACCTATTACAGAAATCTAATAGATTTCAACAAGACTATCAACGGTATCTAGACAAAATTCAACAAATTCCAGAAGGCGAATTTAAACAAGAAGCCAACGGGCTGTTGAACAAATTAGTTGTCGAAGTTAAAAAACTAGATAGCATGCACATTGAAATGGTTATTACTAAACAAATGCCTTCTATCGGCTCGGATATGAGACAAAATATTTTGTCTATTAGACAAAAGTTGGACAATAAACTTAAAAATGTAGGCTAGAACTATCTCAATTAGAGAGCGACGAAGTTCTTGACAGTTATAGTTCCTACCATGCCTAGGTGAGATTGGCACTGATATCTGTAGCCGCCTGATATGGAGGAAGGAATTTTCCAATACAGTGTTCCGCTGGTTTTGGCCTGGGCTGCTGAACCTGTACTAACTGCGCCAGTAGTGCTCACATGCACTAGGCCAGTATCGTAGTTTACTCCAGTGCCGTCTTGTATCAAGAATGGGTGTCCGGAGGCTCCGGCTAAATTAAATGCAATAGTAGTGCCATTGATAGCGTATACGGTAGGATCATCTGCGGTTCCATACTGATCAAATCTATAGGCCGATGTACCATTGGCAGTTACATCCAGCATGGTGATGGCTGGAAGATATATTCGATCTATGGTCAGAGAAGCAGAAACTGCATCTGTAAGGTCATCAAACGCACTGGCGCCTCCTGAGGCTGTGCTGGTGATGGTGATAGTGTCTGTGCCTGCGACTGTGGTTATCGTTATGCCGCTACCAGCAACCAGCGTAAGAGTATCTGTGGCTGAATCAGCCACAACTGAAGTTTGTCCTGCTACTGCTATGGTACTAAAACTGTCAGACCCGCCTGCCGAAACTGAGGCCCAGGTATTGTCACCTCTGAGATAGGTGGTAGCATCTCTGATTCCAGAACCTCCCAATCTCAACACCGGTACAGTACCCGAAGTTAGCTGTGTGGCATTGAGAGCAGTGAGATTGACTCCACTAGCAGTTGGCAGTATTGCAGGAAGTGCTGTGAGATTCGCTCCGCTTACTGCAGGTAGCGTAGATGGAAATCTTGCATCGGGTATAATACCTGAAGCTAACTCTGCGGCATTTAAGGCAGTAAGTGCCGTACCACCGCCACTAAAGTTGGTGGCCGTAAGTAGACCAACATCTGATATAGTTGCAGAGCTGTTTTGTATAATAGTACCAGTGACACCGTCGTAGCGTATGATAGCATTATCAACGTAGCCGCCACCAGAGCTAAGGACATCACCAGTACCTGCTCCTGAAGCTCCCGGCGGTCCCGCCGGTCCTGCTGGCCCCGGAACACCTACCGCACTTGTGGCCTGTTTGGTACCGTCTGCAAATACAATTTCATTGCCTACTATCACATCTGAATCAAAGGCAACTGCAGGTATAAATGTGATCGCGGAACTGTCTGCACTATCTACAGTGGTTCCTACAAATGTTAAAGATCCTATACCGGACACAGTTGAATTGATTGTCACTGTGTCTGTACCCGAATTGGTGGTAATTGTGATTCCAGAACCACCCACCAGTGTAAGAGTATCCGCGGCAGTGTCTGCTGCTATGGTAGATTGTCCAGCTACAGCTATATTGGTAAAACTAGGGGCAGTAGAAAAATCAAATCCACTGGTAATTAAATTCCATGCAGAGCCGGTAAATCGCCAAGATTTTTGACCTTCGGTATAAACTTGGTTAACTGCAGGAGAACTTGGAAAATTTAATGGCATGTTTTATCCTAATAAACTATTTATCGGTTCTTAATTCTAAGACCTTTCACCACTAACCCTGTTGATAGTATTCTTGGTCCAGGCCTGAATCTAGCGTCAATCATCCCTTGATAAATCACTCGAGCATCGCCTCCTTCGAGACTTTCATAATCCAGCCAATTGGCTGTATTAACTGTAGTTGATTCTGTACCAAAGTAAAAATCGGCAGCGTCCTGTGTTTCTAGAGATTGCAGCCATGCTTTGACTTCCACCCAGGTCCAGTCTCTATTCCATTCCAACACTGTGGCTATGAATCCTGTGGCCACAGGACAGGCAGCACTTGTGCCGCTAAAGGCAGCGTCAGTGGTATTTCCGGCATTGACGCTGAGAGTAGCATAGGTATCAGGTCTTGGCCAGTTTGTGGCATAGCTTCTATTGGCTGCCAAGGTGCCATCTGCAGGAGCATACACATCTATGCTGTTTCCTCTATCGCTGTAAGAAACTTTGGCTTCTTTTGAAGTTTTGTAATCATCATCCAATGCACCTATATTGATCACAGGATAAATCACTGCGCCATTGGCATCGGTATATTGTCCGCCTTGTTGAGGGAATCCTCGGCGATTCGTTGTGCCATATACTGCAACTCCAAACTCACTGAACGTGGAATTAGCTAGACTTCCGCCACTGGTGGTGGTAATAAAATTGTTATAGTCGGGATGACTGCTGTTCACCTGTTTTTGATTGCTGTTCCCGGATGCTGCAACAAAAATCACTCCGGCGGTAATCAGTTCCTCTTGCGCTGTGGTTAGTGAATTTGTTTTCATTTCACTTTTCCAGCGGCCGCTATCGCCCTGTGTGCCCATATGGCTCAGCCAATTTATTCCTACTTCGGTGGTATAAGTAGTGTTGCTGGTTGATCTATGAGTGTAATAATAAGTTGCTCCGCCGGGATCTTTGTTGGCTCGATAGCCCCAGCTATTACTTGTTATTGTGGGATTTCTAGTATTAAAAAGAGTGTTCACTGGCTTTACCGTATGAAATATTTTCATTATATCAAAGCCCTGTTCTATGCCTGCACCGTAGCCGCCGTAGAGATCTAACACCCATTTATTAGCGTTATAGGCCCAACCTTGTGTTCTTCCGTAGGTCAGTGCAGCACAACAGGTGCCGTGGTCGCCTTCATTAGATATTGCAGCGTTAGTGCCATTGCAGTTTGCCCTAGTATACGAAGCAGTAACACTCACTGTACCTGCATTTGCAAACTGTGCGCTGCGTTGAGAGTTGTCTGACCACCATGATCTTGCCACTGACTCCACAGGTACCGTGGTGCCGTCCCACCTAGTGATTAATCTTGTTGCAGGATCAGCATTGAACCAATCAGGATCAATGTAATATGGAGCATCCAACACAAGATCTAATAGATCACAGGTGCCGTTGCCTGGAAGTAAATTGCCACCCGTGTATCCGTTAGGTTTTGGCACAGCTGCAAACGGACTAGAATCAGACAGAGAATTGCTTTGGAATTCTGGATGGCCAATCCAGGTGCCGTCATCTGCAACTATGACATCTATGTGCTTGCCTGTCCCGTATTGTGGGATATTGGTATTGACCACTGCATTGTCTGCCAGCGCAGCATCTACCCAAGGATCTAATTTCTGTGTGCATCTATAAAGCTGATATCCAGTTCTGTTGACGTCTGAGGTATCGGGTGTCGATGCTAGTGTGCCGGAAGCTTCAAATTCTCTGTAATTTTTCACCGCAGCAGTAAATCTGTTTACTAAATCCGGTCTTACTGAGTGCAGTTCGTCAGGCGGTGGTGTGAATTCTGAATATCTTTTGTAATCTAGATTGATAAATTTTATTCTTGGATCGTTTTTTAACTGTTCTGCTTCAGCATCACTGAGTAGATATGTGCCTCGAGTAAGACTGTGCAGTTGATCATCTACACAGTCTACAATTCTTTCAGGTACGTATTGGCTTATTTGACCTGTGCGTATTAATTCTGCATTTAACTCATCCCATTCAGCTTCAGTACGGGTGCCTAACTGATAATATTTTTTTTCCATAGCTTAATGCAGATCTACCCATGCGCCAGCGGCACGTCCTTGAAACTTATTTGTTGTGGTATTATATATCATATCGCCGTTGACCGCTGTCAAAAGATCTCTTGCTGCAGATGTAAAAGATGCCATTTTTAAAGGACTTGAAGTTATTTGCACACGGGTGCCTGCTGTTAGCAATATTTCATTATCTGAAACGATTTCAGGAGTGCCCGATCCCTGTGTTGTCAGACTGCCCGTTAATCGTATGTTGTCAACATCGATAGATGTTGTAGTCAACAGATTACTAACTGTTAAGTCGTTCTGTACTGTGAGATCTGATTGCATAACCACAGCAGGAGTAAAAATTATAGCCGACGAATCGGTGGAATCTATAGTTGTTGTTGAAAATGTAACGTTACCAGTAGTTCCACCACCTGTTATAGTGATCGTGCCGTCGCCATCACTGGTTGTGGTTACTCCCCCTGCGCCTACAAATCGTATTGTTTCTCCCGAAGAAATAGATATCTGTGTGGAATCATCAGCAGCCACACTTAACTCGAATTGAGAGGGAGTATTGACCAGATCATTGTAATTGCCAGAAGTTGCTACAGCTGATAGAGATGAAATAGTGGCTAGGTTTGTAACATCGGGATAAGGAAACGTTGGTTGGATCCATTGTCCGGAAGTACCGTCGTCGTAATAAACATAAAGTATGCCGGTGTTGGTATCTAGCCATAAGCTGCCTGAATCTGTAGTAGTAGGCACACTGTCTTCTACTGACACTCCGCCGGTACCAGTACCCGATCCGGGATCGGCTACCGCAATACTATTGCCCATAGCTGTGTGATTCCAACACCAATAGTATAAGACAGCAGGTGTGGCGTTGGTCACTGTGATCCATACCTGTCTAGAAACCGCTGTGTTAAATGCTGAACTATTATAGACTGCCTGGGTTACTGATACACTGTCAAGAAAGTAACGCACATCTACAAGGTAGCTGGTGCCGCCGCCAATGATGCCACTAAGATTATCTGCGGAAAAGTTTAATGGATGTTGGTTAATGGTGGTACCATTGGCATTTGGAAAATAAACGTTGGTTTGATCATCCTGTATGAACACATAGGTATAACCTACCACGAAATTCGGTATCGGACGGTAAACTCCGTTGAGATTATATTTGTTTCCGGTATCTCCACCTTGAGGACCAGTGATTGTAACTGTGTAAGTTACTGTGGCCAACTTTGATTCTGTAGACTTGACGCGGAATGTGTTAGTGGTCACATTGACTAAATCTGCTCGAGATAAAGCTGCACCGCCCTTGGTTGTTCCATCAAACACTCGTAGAGTTTTTACCTCCTTGTCATAGGCGATGTCGCCATTCGACGCAGTTTGTCGATCAAGATACGCAGTTTCTTTAGGATCTACCCTGAGGGTTTTAAAAAAGTTAGAGTTTGACATAGGTATAGTATTTATGCTCTAGCTTAAACAAGTTTCCAGAAATCTAAGTTGATTCGTTCGCTAGTGCTAAGTAGTTTAAAATAGAGGTTATTATGGGTCGATACAGTGATTATATGCGAGATATTTGGGCTATTCAGGCCAATAGAAAAGTCTTAGGAATTACGTTGTTTGGAGTTTTTTTTGATAATTCTAAACCGTTCACTCCTGGTGATCAACTTCAATTAGCAGACGGTGTTGAAACTGCTGTGCAACTACTGTCTCAAAAAGGATATGATTTATTGATTATTTCCGGACAGCCATCAAAGAAAACCAAAAATTTATCTATACAGGATTTTGAAAACATATTGTCTTCTACCAGAGAAGGCGTAGAACGACTAGGCGGCAGAATAAAAAATGCATACTATGCGCCTGGAACAGATAAAAATGATCCCTATGTTAAGCCCAATGCAGGCATGTTTGAAAAAGCACAAAATGAAGGTATGGTAGATTGGTCTAAATCTTATTACGTTGGATTCGAAGCCAACGATATAAAGGCGGCAGTGAAAGTAAAGGCCTTACCTGTATTGATAAAACCTGCTAATAGTGAAGTAAATGTAAAGGCATTGGCATTAACACATCAACTTAAAATTCAGGAATTCCCTAGTCTCTTGGAATTTGCTCAAAGCCTTTAATCAGTATGATTGATTAAGAATAGCATCTAATACCGAAAGTATTATGATCTATTAAGAGTTACATCCGACCCGGTACAACTTACTTCGGAAGGTTCTAGACTCGGCGGAGAAGTATAAAAAGAATTAAGTGCTAAACACTTTCTAGTCTGTTCGCCTTGATTTGGAGTAACCCAATGATGAAGCCAACTAGGAAATATTACTAGATCGTATTGTTTGGGTGTTACAAAAATCTGCGGAGTGTTAAAGAAGTTTGACTCTCCCCTATGCTCAATAGAACCTTTTGGTCGGTTATCTTCAAATACTACATCACCGGTCGCCCCTTCAGGTATACTTAGATAGAACGTACCGCTTAACACACTATTATGATGGTTGTGCATGTAAAGCCCAGCATTGTGCGGATTAAAACTAACCCAACTCTCTGTAATTGCTAGAGTATTATCAGTTACCCCAAGAATATCCTCGGCATATTGATTTAAATGTTGCTCAATAACTTTTGTGAGTTTAGAATTCTTATATCGTTTTGTTAATACTTGTTTATCAGGGGTCATCCAGTTGCCAGCTTTATTGACGATCAGGTCTTTAGAAGAGAAGTACTCTTTATTGTATTCCTCGGTCATTGCATCTATCTCGTCAACGTCGATTAGATCTTTTATATTAACTTGTATATAAGTGATTGGAAAAATGTGGTTATACACTTTATTCCTTAGTTAACAATTTGCCAATTTCAGGCAACCATAGATATTTCATGTCAGAACGTTTCAATGTATCTAGTGCTTCTACAAGTTTTTCAACTAATGGATCTCCTGCAAGATTAAAACTGGTATTGAACAAAATTGGAACTCCTTTAATCTTATCAAATTCTGAAATCAACTCGTAGTAGTGTTTATTTTGTTCGGCAGTTACTGTTTGAACTCTGCATGTTCCGTCAACGTGTGTAATTGCAGGAATTAAATCTCTCTTGTTTTCCAACACGTCGACTGCGTACATCATAAAAGGTGTCTCACTTTTTGTTCTTAGATCAAACCATTCGCCGGCTTTTTCTGCAAGACAGGAACCAGCAAACGGCCTAAACCATTCACGCTTTTTAATAATATTAACAATATCTTTTCCGTCTTTGACAGTTGGATCAAACAATATGCTTCTATTTCCTAGTGCTCTAGGACCAGCTTCACTGCGTCCTTGAAATAACGTGACTATGTTACCTTCAGCAATTAGTTTTGCTACGTCAGCAGCACTGGTGTCTACCACGGTAAAGCCACTGAAATCTGCATTTTCATAGTCAGCTGATCTATCAGGACCTAGATATAAACTTGTTAACGGAGTCTTGGTTGTATTTTCTGATATTAGTCTGTAGATGTATTGACAAGCACCCATGACATTGCCGCCGTCATGACTTACTGGTTCGTGATAAAATTCAATGTTTGGAAATTCTTTTAAAAGTTCGTAATTTGCTACACAATTAAGCCAATAGCCTCCCGCCATGACAATTTTTTTCATGCCGGTAAGTTCTATGGTTTTTCTTATTAAATCAAATACTCGTTGCTCAGAAGATTTTTGTACAGCATAGGCAAGATCTTTTCTATAATCTCCAACTAGTTCGGGATCATCGTGCCAAGATATATTTCCATTAAGTGCTGTTAGTTCGGTATCGAGATCGCACCTTACGTAATTTCCCGCTGGAAAATTAGGCTTGATAAAACTCCTATTATTAAATCTACCATCGTGGATTTTTATGTTTGGATTAGGCTTACCGTAAGGAGCCAGTCCCATAGTTTTACCTGCCTCAATGGCGTGGAATCCTAAAAATTGGGTAACAGCTTCATAACTTTTTACTATGCCGTGCATGTCAGAGATTTCAATATCTATACTGTCATTTTCTTTCAATGTAAAACTATCAATTAGATTAGTGCCATAATTCTTATAGTGGCACTGGAATTCTGCAGGATAATTCATAGTCCAAATTGATTCGACCTCCCATGTTTGGTGCATGAGTTCTTCACTTAGTCTACAACCACTGCCAGCCCCATCAATGATTAGTCCTGCTGCTTCATCAAATCCGCTGTTATAAAAAGCAGTGAAAGCATGTGTGAGATGATGATCATCACCTAATTTAATTGTTTCAACCTTTACATTGGGTTGCATTTTCCTAATAAAACAGGTGTAGGCATCTTCGCCAGTCCACGGAACCTGACCAAATGCGTTTCTTGTACCGCAAATGACAAGATAATCTATATGATCTGTATAATCGTAAGCCAGTAACATGCCTGCAAACGGATTGCCATCGTATTTGAGTCTTGATAACCTGTCTTCTTCAATATAGAAAATTAATTCGGTATCTTTATACAGAGCCGTAGCACCGTTGTGTCCAACATTTATACCTAACATCCACATAATTTATCCTTTGTCTAGAGTTTTTTTCATATGTTTTTTTATTCCAGCAATTATATCTTTCAATTCGTCTTTTGAAAAATTCATCAACATATCATTTAATCTGTCAGCTTCTTCTGATCCAAATCCTGCAATCCTTATTGGACTATACACACGTTTAGCATCTTTCTTTTCCACAATATTAAAATGTTCTGGGTACGTGGTGTTTATAGGAAAAGTGGATCCGCAGATCACAGTACCTGGTTTATTAAATGAATAAGCAATATGTTGTCCGACGCTGTCACACCCGATAAAATAGTCAGCTGCTTCAATAACTGCTGCCCAAACACGTAAAGGCATCTGTTCGTTGGGTTGAAAAATAGGTAAATTTACCACTTCCAATTTATGTTCGCCCATGTAAACAATATTGTATTCTTTGCTTAATTCAGCCACTAGATCCATGAAAGTTGTTTGTTCGATACTTCTTGAACTGCCATCATATACAATGCCAGAAGACATCGAACTACTACGTCCAAACGGTTGTATTACTATCGTTTTTTCTTTTTGATGTTGTTTTCTTACTTGCGTTAGCACGTCTACTGCTACCATTTCTTCGTGCTTACTTAACACAATCAATGGTTTTTTGTTAATTAACGTTCTTTCGCCTAGAATTTCAAACCAAAAACTCTGTTGTAAGCTGCTTTTTTGATTGTAATATTCGTGATCTCTATATGGTTCAGACGACACACAGATATTATCCTTGATCAAAGAATCAAATAATCCTTTATGATTGACATCCCATGCTTTATTCTGTAGTGTAGGGTGTCCGAGATAAAACTCCATTCCGCCCTCACACACTATGCCTGCGAGCTCTCCACGCTTTTCACTTTCTTCGAGCGCAGGGATACTTGCTATCACTCTTCCTGCGCCGCCGTTTATAAAAAATATTTTTTTCATGTCATCCCTTTTCGTGCCAAGTATTTATATGCTAGTATTATACCATCAATTTTTTTTCATTGATATATTGTATTAGAATATCGGCATACTCTCTGTGCACCTGATGATGAAAATGGTTTTTTTGTCGGATCAGCTGTGGGTATTTTTTAGTTCCCCACGAATAGAAACTTTCTTCCCAATCAAAACATACCGTTGGATCAATACCAAAATCAATCGATTGATTAGTTGACAGACAGCAATTAACAAATAGGTGTTTGAATCCTTTCATTTTAAGATAATTGTGAAGAGCAATTATCAAGGCTGAGAGTTGTTGTATCTGCAGTTGATCATCCCAAAAATACATAGCACAAAATTCTGTTATCTGATCAGACAGGTTAATGTGTTTAGTATAGTTATTTTTATGCAGTGTTATATCGTGAGATTGATTGGGATTAATAAAGAAGGTTCCAAAATCATGATACTCCTGATCATAGGGATTTACCGAGATTGTGTTTTGCTGTTTTAATAAATGCTGGAACAGGGGTTGTGCAACTATTTCTTTTCTGAATAATGATGTCCATCCGACTATCACAAATATGTCTTCTGCTCTAGACGTTTTTAAAAATTCTTCTAGATCAAAAATAGTTCTACGGAAAATAAATTCATTTGTAGCTGCATTGTAAGCATTGTTGACATAGTCAAGATCAAACGCTGTCGCGATATGATTTGCAAATGAATATTTTTTATTGTCAGGATGTCTGCTGTCGTCTTCAATGGCTTCCATTCCAAACACAAATGAATCACCGTTGGCATACAATCTCTTTGGTTGTGTCATGAAAAATCTATGTTAAGAACAGCTCTCACACTTGATTTTGTAGGCGGCTGCCCTGAGTGATATTGGTCGCCTGAAAATAAAACATAGCGTCCTTGTTTTGGTTCAATAGATTGAACTATATTCCATTTTGTAGATTGTTTTTCAAATAGAAAAGTATTACCGTCGCTGTCGAAAGGGTAATATATCAAAACATTGTGCATGATATCTAAATCCACATGCGGTGTTAAATAATTTGTTTCGGGATAACTGTCTGTTTTTTCTTGTAAATTCAGTTTCATTCTATGAATATTTTTGCATGTGAACTTTGTTATCATTAGGAACTTTCGTAAAACATAAGATAGTTCGTAAGAAAATCGATTACAAACTTCATTATTTTCTATTATCATGGCAGACAATTGTGGATATTCTTGACAATTTTTATCTTGGTTGTCCTCTTGTAATTCCGGTCCTACAGAATAATCACATGATGTATATTTTAATTTTTTTGAATTAATTATATCTTGAATTGCTATTTGCTCTTCAATAGTAAGTATGTCGTCATATATGTTATAATAATCAGTTTTTTGTATTTTTTT